TTTTTAAGTTGTCCGGTATCAATAAGCGGATTACTTGAACCTTTTTTTATTATAGTGTATGGATTGTTTGGTGGTGATTTAATACTGACTGTTTTCTGAGTTATTTCACCCGCTACAAAAGTTCCAACTAAACCAAGAGCCTGTTTTATTTCCATATCACCAGACTGTATTTTCTTCAAAAGTTTTTCTTGTAATTTAACAATATCTTTTCTTTTCTCTCTTGTTGTAGATCGTATAAATGATCTTTCAGGTATCCTGGTTGTTCCAAACTCATTATAGTTTCCAACTTCAGCAACGGTCAGACCACTATCACCATGATTTCCAGCGTCAATTATTCCGACATTAACAATACCACTTGTTTTGACTCTTTTTAAAAATCCTTTTACACCACCATTTATTTTTTTTCTTTTAAATGACATATGCCGGAACACCCAATGATTTTCTAAGTTGTAAATATCTTTGGCCGTAACTTGTTGATGAATAATAACTATCATCAACACCTGTCAATGTTGCATTGTTATAACTAATACTTGTTCCGTCAACCGCTTTACTTGCAACTTGACCATTTGATCCACTGTTACCAACTGAACTTTTTTCACCAAGCGCAAGATAGTGTGCGGTTAAATAATATAATCCAAGATCGTATTTTGTACCCCAATTAACTTCATTCAAAACCAGAACCGCATCTTCAATAAACAATTCAATTCTCGCATCCGCAATAGATGTAAATTCAGGAAATCTGGTTTTGAACGAAGTCGCTGTTATCATTTATTTTTTTATCCTTTTTTTTCGGTTTTCTTTTCAAGTTTTTCAATTTTTTTCATAAGTTCTTTAATTAAATCACCCTGCTCTTTGATCATACTTGATTGAGAATCGTTTTCTTTGTCTTTTTCAAGGATTTGTTTGTTTTGTTTATCAATAACTTTTTGGGCTTTGTTCAATTTTTCATTTATTTCCAAAGCATTTTTTGCTTGATCTGCGTCTTTTCCTGTGAGAGCAAAATCAACAAATTCAATTGATTCCTTAATCATTGCTTTGTTGACTTTTGTTTCAGAGTATTTTTTAAGCTCTTCTTTCGTAAGCTCAACATAATTATAACCCGGCAAAACTCTTAGAGTTGGCATACCCCAAGCCTTTAATACTTTGACTGATTTTGTTTTATTTTTTAGCGTTAACAATTTTTACCTCCAGTTTTTAATAACCCGGCCATAAAGACCGGGTTTTAATTTAATTAGATTCCGTCAGCGTAACGTGCTGAACCAGGATAACGAAATTCAACTCCACCACATTTATAAGTTCCGGGTACTTCATACCCTCGACCTTTTCTCTGAGGCTCAGTAAATTTCAATGGTTTCGGAATATGCATGACAACCTTGTCAGGATCATAGTCGTAACACATCATCCTATCAGTTGCACCAGCACCGGCAGCAGCAAGTTCAGGGGTTGGAATAACATCATCCATACTTGAAAGATACGGACTGTTTGCAACAAGCCACTGTAAAATGGTTGTATCGCTGTTGTCGCTTCTTGGTGTACCGGCAATATAATTCCACTGAGCGGTTGGAAGTAATAGTCTTGTTGGTCTTTCAACCTGAAGAGTGTCGACAAAAATATCACCCATGAAATCATTGACATCAAAAATGATTTGATTTGCAGTTTTATTAACCCATTCAGTTCCGGAACCAGGATCAACAACAGTAGCTGAAGTTACATTTGTATTGTTGATGAAGCCTGGAAGATTATGAGTTGTATCACCAAGCATAGCAACAGACTGTAAATGCTCTTCACATGCTCTTCTTGCCTGATTAGCTTTATCAGCAGTAAGTGAACGACCGAGCATCATAGCTTGGCCAAGTTCTTCATCAGAATACTCATAACCAGTTGCAGCAAGTTCAACAGGAACTTCAATTTTTTGAGTTCCGATTTCCGCAATCGGTACATTTAGAGATTTAGTTCCGACAAATTTCGCAACAGCCTTTCCATCCATAAAGAAATATGTGATAGAGGTAATATATTCGCCGCCTTCTGTTGAAATCGGAATCAAAAGGTTGTAAGTTATTGCCTTGTATTTTTTCTCATACATTTTCTGTTCGATACCAGAAAGTTGAGAAATCATAAATGCAAGGCCTGTTGCTGCATCATATTGAAATTGTTTCATTTAATTATTTCTCCTTAAGATACAGTAGCAGTAGGCGTACCAACTACCATCCAGTTAGTTCCATCAGACATTATTTCAGCAAAATCAGTACTATCAAAAGTAATAATTGTACCAGTATCCAAAAGTAATGCCGGAGTAATTACCTGATCACCACCATCAACAGTCATTTTCATCTTGACAATCTGACCAGGATAACCGGCTGCAATGGCTCCGGTTGAAGCACCAACAGTTGTATCAAAAAGAAAAATATCAACATCAAGCGGCATAACTGCTGTCGTTGCTGCTGTAATAGTTACAATTGCTTTACCTTCTCGTGCAATCACTTTCCAAGATGTTCCGGAAAACTGAAGAGTGTAAGAACTGAAAACTTCAGTCAAACGAAGAGTTGCGCCAACTGCTAAATTAGCTGGAGTGATAATACAATCACCACCGTCAACAGTCATCATGATCTTTTTAATCTGACCTTCTGTACCATCGGCCAAACTCAAAGCCATAGCACCAAGAGTGGTGTCAACATATGTGATTGAAGTCGTAAGAGCCGATACTGAAGTTGTTGCGGTCACTGTTTCCGAGCTATCTGGAGCAAGAAGAATACCAGTACCAGGAGCATTTAATTTGACTTTTGCATAAGCACCAGCAGCAGTTGTAGATGTAAAAGCAGCGCCTTGGATAAGATCTGCATCACCACCAGAAGCGTCTTTTCTGAAACGACCAACAATATTTAAAGGTGCTGTATCAGCAGTATGGCGAAAATAAACAGCGTCACCAGGAACAACACTTTGTTCGGTGTAAACCCAAATTTCACCGAAATCAAGAATATTGGCTTCTCGATATTGTTCATAAAGATGATCACCATCAGCTTGTTCAACACCATCAGTAGTGTGTAGTGTAACACCAACAAAAGATTGACCGGTTGCTGAAGGTAATAAACATTGATCATCACCAGTGCCACGAACAACCGCTCGACCGAATGGGATATCAGATGTTTCACAAGTTTTAGAAATAATATTTGCAAGCTGAAGATCCACTTTTTGACCTTCGAAAGCAGCACCATGAGCTGCTGTATAATCGCTTGAAGTTTGAACTGGCATTATTTACCTCCATTTAAATGATCCGCAACATATTTTTTTTGGATTTCGTCACGGCTCGTTTGATTTTCCTTTTTCTGAAAATCTTTGTTAAGGTTATTAATACTTTTTTTGTTTTTATTGAATGTATCAATTGCCATATCATAAGCGGCATTAATATATTCATCTGATTTACCAGAAAGATCAAGACCATTAATTTTATCAACAACAGCAGCTTTAATCTCTTTATCACAATTCACACATTCCGGCATATCATCACCAAGAATTGATCTTGAATCGTTCAAAAGAATTGCTTTGTCAGTTACCATTTTCGAAATTGCTTTATCAGAAAATTTTTGAGAATCTGCAATAAGAGAATCTTTAGCTGCTTCCGCTTTATCTTTCTCTTTTTTCATTTCCTCTTTTTCTTCATCAGCTTTTTCTTTTTCTTTTTTTAGCTTCTCCGTTTCAGCATCATGATTTTTCTGCTTGTTGCGGATAGCCTGTGCGAGTTGAGAATTATCAGTCTCATACTCAATCCCATCAATTGTAATTTTTTCCACAGGTGACTCCTTGTCATCTAACGTTATTTTACAGGCTGAACCACAACGGCCAGCGTCAACAATTGCAAGATGATTTGCTCTGATTTTAGTCTGAACAAAATCATAATTAACTCCGTTATAAACCCCCTTTTCTTCTCTTAGTTCGTTTGAATAACCAACAGAAACTTCAATTTTTCCATCTTTTATCTTGTCGATTACTTTTTTATTTGTTATGGTTAATATACCTGTTAAAACATTTTTATCGTTTTGAACCTCAACACCTGAGACACTCCCAACCTGGAGGTAAGAAACATTTGAAATATCTACAGGTGAAGAGGGATGATCATCCGTCAAAACTAAATTAGTGAAAGTATTAATGCTTTCTTGATCAAAAACTTCTGATGGAGGCCTGAAGACACCAATTTTTTCAGAAACTCTATCGCCATCCATACCTATTTCATAACCATAATAGTGTTGCACACCTGTACGTGCAAGCGTAACGGGAGCAGTTAAAAAACCACTTGTTTCGTCAATTGTAGCTTTAACTTGTGTTTTAGTATCTTTTAACATCAATCCACCTCAATCACAGGTTTAAAAGAACACCGACAATTAATATCAGTAATTCCAGGCTGTATAAATTTTTGACATTTAGTTGACCATGCACCTTTGGAAAGATCATATTCTTTTCCATCAAGCTCCGCATGACAAGGTCTTACTCTTTCATCATCTGAAGTTACATAAATACCTTTTTTGATACCAAGAGCCTGATTTCGTCTTAAAGATATTTGTGAATTAATTGTTTGCACCTCATTTCTTGCAATTGTTTTGATACGACCGGCAAGTTTGCTATTTGCGGAACCAACTTTTGCATTTATTTGTTTTGCAATTTCTGAATATCTTGTTCCATTTACAACACCATTATTTACAATTGTTTCAACCGATTTTAGATATTCTTCAGGTAAACTTTTGATCAAAGATACATTTTTATTAATACTTAATTCCACAAAATCACTAAGTCCCTCTGATACGACTACTCCACCAAGGTTTACACCAGTTACTTTTTCCACTGTTTTATCAAACCGTCTTTTGTTATTTTTTCCAACTTTTTCAACCATTTGCGACGCTGTATTTTTTGCAAACCCGGCAACAACAGTTCCGGCAAATTGTAAATTTAGCCTTCTAAATATATTATCTAACATATCACCTATTCCGTCAATAACAAAGTTAGGCTCAACTAACTTTAAGAACGGAAGTAATTCTGTGTTGACAGTTTTGATTAATGCCCGACCGAGTTTATTCAGTTCCCTCTGATACTGCTTCTCCAGTCCCTTCTGACTCTTGATTGGTGACGCTGTTTTCGTTTTCTTCTTGTTCTTCTTCTTCGAATTCAAGTTCCAACTCCTCTTTTTTTATTTCTTCTTCAACTCGATTTTCATCAATTGTTACATAGGTTCCGTTTTCCGCAAGATTAGCCAATACGTCTGACTCTCTTATAATACCCGCATCAACATAGGAAATATCACGATCTTTGTTTTTCAAATCAACTTCAGCTTGCTCGGTTTCGGATAATTGTTGTAGCGGATTGAATTCATATTCAAGCGCTTCTTTTATTCCGGCTGATGCCATAACAACTGAATCAAGAATATCAAGTTTTGGTTTTATTTTATTTTCTTGTATTGATTTTACATTATCATAATAATTCAAAAGATCAGCCATTCCGGTTGCATTTAAACCCGATGGTGATATTCCTAAAAATCTTGTAAGCGGAATATCAAACGATCCGGAAACTTTTTGCATGTATCTATCATCGATTTCAGGCAATGTATTAAAAGTACTCGCTTTTTTATCATAACCATCTTCAGAATCAAGAGCAATTCCGTTTACAACTGACTTCATTTCGTGAGCGAGTTTTAATCTATTAACAACCGTAGCATCATCACCTTCAGCAACCAAGGCGTTTAAATCTTTTATTTTATAAACATCAACATTTGCTTCTGTCACAAGATTTCCTATTGCTTGTGTCATTTGACCTGCATCAGCAATCGAATCCCAGGTTTTCGTAAAAATAGATGATCCCCAAAAATTATTCCTTTCAGCTTCTAACAAAGTGGAAACTTCACTATTAAATTTTATAACTCTGCTTGAGTGTATATTTTGACCTTCTCTGTGTACAGTGTAAAATTCAGGATTACCGTAGTTGTCCGATAAAATATTTCTATTTATCACTCCAGGATGAATACTATAGCGATCAAGAACAATAAAATTTTTAAGACTATCAGGTCTTATTCGTTCGATATCCAAAGGTTCTTCAGGATTTTCTCCGTCAATAATAATGATAATTATAGCACCACCAAAAACCCTTGACCATTTCATAGCTAAATTTATTTTACCCTTAATATCAAATTTATCCATGATATCTTCAACTTCTTTTTTCTTTTCAGGATCACTGATTAAAAGATTTCTCCATTTTCTTGTGGCATCGTCAACCGGGATATCAACACCTTTTGCGGCAATCCAATTGTAAACATATAAATCATTTGCAATTTGTTGGTTTATTAATTTACCTTTAACAAAAGTTGTTTGTGTTCGGGGATCTTTATCGGGATCACCAAGACTTTTGATTATATTTTTAAAACTGTCAATTGTTTGTTTTACTTTTTCAATCATTTTTAAACCTCAAACCACGTAAATTTCGTTACAAGATATACACCAGCTCCGTTTGCATTGTAAACTGATAATGTGTTTTTAAAATTTTTATTCAATTCAAGCGGTAAAATACCAGTATTACTACCACCAGTTGAGGTCTGTGGATTTAAACCTGTCCCTGGAACAATATCTCCACCTATCCTTAAACCTAAATCTTGGATTGTTGAATTTAATCTAATTGTTGATTTTGGTGGATCTCCACCAAATTTTCTATTTATAGGTTGTAAAAGAGTTCCATCATCAGCAGATAATGTTCCTATATATATATCGACAATAATCGGCCCACTTGTAGAATATAGAGTTATAGGGAAATTTACAATTTTATCACAGTCGCAATTTGTTGGATCAAAAACAAACGTTTTAACCTCATCAGTCGCAAACAAAAAATAATCTTCAAATGCAAAAGCTTTTCCACTGAAAAACCAATCCTCTTCAATTTTTGTTGCGATAAGATTTCCATTTTCACCTGCGAAATTTGGATTATTACCTATTATCCTCATAGATCAACCCTTATTTTACCATTCAAATCAATACATCTAACATAAACATCAATTGGATATTGAGAATCTATAACAACAAAATCATATTCTTCAAACATGTCAACGCCTTCAACAATAGTTGTAGGTGCTGTGTTTCCGGCAATTCTCCATGTTTGTAAGTATATCTCTCTTTTCTGAGTAAGTTTAAAGATTGTACCAGCCGTTACACTTGATGCAACTTTTATCCATGTATTTGCAGTACAATCTATAATCACAGGTTCTGTCATTATTTAGATGCCTTTAACAAATCAATTTCTTTTCTGAGATTTTGAATTTCTTTCCATAAATAAGGAACCATCCCCGAGTTAGAATATGTTTCAACTTCACCTTTTTCATTATAAGCACACATATCCGGTTTTTTTACTGCTATTTCTTCAGCAAGAGGACTGACTTCATCGATTCTTGTTCCATCTAAACGATCATATGTTTTAAAATTTATCTCATGTAGCCAAGTTGTATCTATTTCTTTTTCTTCTTCATTTCTGATGTTTGTTTTATAACGCTCTGATGAAGTTACATAGCCTAACTCTTTTGTTGATGTATTATATTGTACATCTGCTTGCCCGGATAAAGTGCTGAGATTTTGCATAAAAATGCTTCCGTCAGCCGCTATCTGGAAATTAACTACCGAACTATTCGTATAAAACAAAAGTTCTGCTGGTACACTACCGCCACTTGGTGTACCGTCAACAACAGCGGCTATAAGTGCGCCTGTCCTAAATTGACTTCCGTCACTACCCCGAAACTGTACATATCCTAAAAGTTCATTATCAGCCACTATCGAATGTGTACCTATTGTATTTGATGCACTCTTACATAACTCAAAAAAAGAACAATCTGTTGTGGTATTTGACCATGTTGCAAATGCCGCACCTCCATAATCATCACTTACGTTTGTTTCAAGTGTTTGTCCTAATCGTGCAGCAACAGAAACAGTATGACCTATAGTAAGTATTGATCCATCAAACACAACATTTGTAATACCTTGTATAGTTTCATTATCTATCCAGTTTGTTAACTGAGTATTGACCGGTGAACCACTTTTTTTAACATCACCACCGCCACCGCCCCCGCCACCAATTATACTACCGCCTACAATAGCCATATTTTTTCCCCTTATAATGATGGAGTGTAAATTAAATCAACAGGATTTGCCGTTATTCCAGAAACCCTTACCATTAACGTAATACCTTTTCCATGAAAAATAGTATCACCTGTTGTGATAGCTCCATCAGGATATGCAATAAAATTACCTGATTTATCAGCTAATCCGAATGTTAATGTTGCACCATCGATGTTTGAAGTTATCATTACAGTAGTTAATCCAAAATTCGTAACATTTGATTTTGAATTCGGATATAACTTATAATCACCATCACTTGAAATTGTTAATTCTGCCATTACTTTTTAAACCTCGTTATCATATGGTTACCGAAAAAAAACACTACTACCGCAATAAATGCCCAACCGAATTGAAAATATTCGGTTACTTTCAAAATAAAAGCAGCCCATTCAGGATCTATCTTGTAAATAACACTAACCGCAACGATTAAAAATAAAGTAAATGCCATTATTGACACAGCAATAATCCGTCTTGTAACACTTCTTGTTGTGTTTTCATCAGCGGTTGCTTTCATCAAATCAATGTGAGTTTTTGATACTCTTTCTGATATTTCTAATCTTTTCATAAGATGTTCAGCTTTTTCTTCTTTCGTGTAAAACATCTTATCAAGGCCACTTGCTATACTTGATGATGATTTGTCAATAATGTCTAATGTTTTGTCAACGCTTTTAGCGCCTGTTAACCAATTAAAAAATCCCATTAATCTGCCTCCATTGCTGCTTTTAAAGTTCCTTGAACAGATTTATTAACAAATGCAACCTCTATTGCTGTAAAAACTGTATCAATATCATCATCAAACTCAGAATCCGGAAACTCCCTGGCTTCTTTTGTAGTATTATCGACATCTGGAATCTCAACATTTAAAAACACTCTTCCAGATTCGATATAAGGGCTTGCGTCTTCACAGCGAGTTATTTTATCTGTGTTTCTTGGTACAGCTTTTATTTTCAATCTTTTTTCCCTCAACTCTTGAATTAATCCAGTACCGCTTGATTTATCTTCAATATACATGGCTCGCAAAACAGGATCACCAACCTTTTCTCTTTTTGTATTGTGTTTTCTGTAAAATATTTCAGCTTTTCTTCTTAATTCAGGAGCATCCATCTTTTCTCTTAAATGATCCAACAAATATAAATTTTTGTCAATACCATAACCCCAACATTTAAAATCAGTGAAATCATTATATGTATTTTTCTTCTGAGCTGTATCAGCTGTAATAAACTTATATTTAAGCGGAGGTAAAATACTCCACCATCTCCACCAGTGATCTTTTATCATATTACCACCAGTGACAGTTGGGTTTCCCTGATAAAGTGACTCCCAACTTTCAGCAGATGACATTTTTTTCTTTTTTAATAAAAATTCAAGTGATTTAAGTTTGGGAAAAAGTGGTTCACCGGCTTTTCTATATTTTTCATCTTTTGTTGCAATAGCCTGGAAATTAAAAAGTTTCACATCTGGATTCATTTCAAGAATTCTTGCG